ATCGGATCCGTCTGAGCTAAAGTCACCGCCAACCATCTTCATTTTATCAGCAATAGGTTTGCCTTGTGCGATAGCCTTATTGTAATATGTTCGTACAGTTTCTCTTTTAAGTTCATCGATTTGCTCAGCTTCTTCAGCAACCTTTTTCTTCTTACGAAGAAGGTGGAAGTCATGCGCATCAACCTTGCCATTCTTATTGGCATCGATCTTATGCTGAGCACCCTTCAGTTCTTCATACACGTCTTCATCTTCGCCAGGATTATAACCGTGACGTTCTTTCTTGCGATCGGCCATCTTGACCTTCGAGCCCTTGAAAACTTCGTCGTCATTACCGTTGCGATCAGCAGTCTTCGCAACTACGTGTTTGTCAATGAACTTCTGCTCGTCAGGATTCTTGACGACCATCGGCCCAAGCTGTCTTTCATTTAAGAAATCTTTAAGCGTCTTCGCCATCGTCGTCATCTTCCTCTGTGTCTAAGTCTTCGAGATCTTCTAATTCTTCGAGATCAAGATCATCGATATTAAAATCTTCGTCTTCGAACTCTTCGTCGTCAATTTCAAAATCTTCTTCGTCGAAGGCATCATCAGCGGCTTCGTCTTCGTCATCGATGTCTTCTGGTTCGGCGAACATCTGCTGAGCATATGCAACGCTTTCATCTTCGAGTCTTGCGTCAATCTTCTGTCTCATAATTGCGTCGAATGCGTTTGCAAACCGTGTCGGTTGTTGATCTACGGTTGCTCCAATCAGTTCGTCAATATCCATATAAATTCTCCAAAATTCTTTTACTATTTATACTCGGTTTATTTTCCTACCAAATCTGGTACGTTTGGAATAGAAGTAGCCTTCGGTTTACCTGCTGGTGAAGGAGTCGCATCATCTGGAGAAGGCTCAGTGCCTACATCTCCAGGTGGTAACTGCTCTCCACCTGGCCCCATTTCTGGAGGAGCATACTGTGGATTATCCATTTCTTCAATAATCTGCTTGTCGATCTCTTCCATGTCTTCTTCTGTCTGATAAAGAACATTCCGACGAATCCATTCATGCGAGTAGTACTTGCCTGCATAGTCGTCGACATCACGTAACATCGAGATACGATCGCGAAGAACCTCTGTATTCTTCAATTCGGCGAAGTGATTATCTTCAGAGTATTCATACTTAAAGTTAGCTTTAAATTCGGACCAATCTTCTGAGGTAATGATACCTTTCAGAATCAATTGTTTCTCAAGAATCTTACTAAAAACTTCTGAGAATCGAGTACGAAGACGCGTAATGAATTTCGCAAACTTGACTTCGTCGCGAGTCACTTCAGTGGCTCGGCCAAAGTTGAATGCTTGTTCAGGATCAAGACGAGAAATCGGAACGTTCAGAGCTTTGTAAAGCTTACGCTGAAAGTAAACGATGTCGTCGATCTGTCCGAGGTTTTGTCCGCCTGGAAGAGTAGTGATTTCTGTACCCTTACCGCCTTCACGACGAGGTAGCCAGAAATCTTCGAGCATGGTCATGTGTTTCCGATCATCGCGGATTTCTCCGGTTCCGGCATCGTACACGACTTTATTCTTAAAGCGAGTCATGACATCACGAAGATATTGCTCAGCTTTCATTTTCGGTAAGTTACCGACATCGATATAAAAGATACGACGTTCTGGGGCACGTGAGATACGATAGATGACCAATGAGTCTTCCATCGCCTTTAACTGATTGAGTGGCTTAATTGCCTTCTGCAGATAGCCAAGAACCATGTCACCTTTGACATTGACAAGACCAGAAGATACGTTGACAATCGAGTCGACTGCGATCTTAATACCTTGTGTAGTAGGATCTTGATAATTCGGTTGACTCGGAGTTTTACCAAAGCCGTTTTCGTTGTAGATATAGAACTCTTCGCCTACCATCGGAACAATGACGTTCGAGTCTTTGGCAATTTTTCTTTTCTTTTGAGTTTTGACCTTCCGAAGCTTACGAGGATCTACATAGCGTAGTTCTTGAATACCTTCTCTCGGCTTCTTCTCGTCGATCATCAAGTGATAGAATATTCTGCCGTCGACATACCATTTCCGAAAGATCTCGTATGCGTGGCTATTAAATTCGAGAAGTTCGAGTACAGTTTCGAATTCGTCGAGAATAAGTTTCTTGACTTTGTCTGGTTGTTCTAAATCGTCAAGATTTAAAGATACGACTTCTTTCTTTGGATCAATGACAACTGCTTCGTTGATAATATCATCGACTGCCAGTTCGATATCTGGATGTTGAGCCATCTCTCTGTACGTCGAGACAAGCTCTGATTCGGTTCGAACAGAACCTTCCATATCAACGTACTGACCGTAAGCTCCACCTTCAGCAAGAACAAGCGCTCCATCATCGTCCTGTTTTGGGGCAAATGATAGAAGCGCTTTTTCTTCTTGCTTTCTTTTAATTTCAAAACCAAATAACTCGGCCATGGATTCTCCAATTTAAATAACGAAAAAAGTAAGGGTAATAACTACCCTTTACTTATTACTCACCGCCGGCATCGCCTGTCTGTCCGACTTTACCAACTGACCAATAGTCATATTGGAAAGTTACCTGGAACAGTTCGATCTGATCAGTCGTCGACCAATCGAGCTCGATCGGGCTGATATTACTTGGGAAGATTCCGTTAAAGTCATAAGTACGGATCTTCGTACCATCTTTACCAAACTGAGTGACTGTGGCCTGAGACTTATATCCAGGGCCAATTTCTCTGACGTTGCGCTGTAGACGATTGATCTGATTCGACCATTCTTCCATGGCATTCCGAATCAAGAAGTCTTCATCGTTCATGATCGTGACTGTCCATTCGGCGAACGTTCTATCACCAGCTAACTTCATTTGACGACCAAAGTAAAACACTGGAATGACTCCAAGATCAGAGCCAGGCAGCTGAGCTGCCTGACACATGAATCTTGTTTTTCGATCTCCATCACTGTTCGCGGGATTTGAAATATCCACTTGGAACAGATTTTGTCTTGCACCGCCAAATTGTAGCTGGCTTCTCATTTCATTGATATTAAAAGCCATTTACTTTCCTCCTACGTTTATTTTATTTATTAGAACTGGCCAGCGATTTCGTTGAACTCGACACCAGATCTGACGGCGACGAAGTTTAGCTGAATGAAATTGATCGACTTAGCAGGCTTAATGTAGATGTCTCCAACAAAGCGATTGCTGTCAATTACTTCAGCAGTATTATTCGTCTCGTCGCAAACCACGCGGAAGTCAAAGATTCCACGACGACCTTGAACGTCGCGAAGGTATGGCTCAACTAGATTTACAAACTGTGATCTTGTGAAGTCATCATTGAATTCAAACAGAGTAGAGTTTGAAGCCGTTGCAATCGCTTTTTCAAGAACAATAAACAAGCGACGTACGTTAATACGATCGAATGCACTTGCACGACCGAGGAGAGTCTTATCTCCGTAGAGTACTGTGCCTTGACCCGGGAATGTCACGATTGGATTGACATCATTCTTATACAGAAGATCTCTTTCAGTTTTTCCAGGGCTAAACGCCAGCTTGACGAGGTTTTTAATTTGACCGCGAGTAAATCCAGCAGGAGAGAACCAAGGATCTTTCAGGCTATCACTCCGAGCAGTAATACCAGCAATATCTCCGTTCAATGGAATGTAGCGATAGATATCTGCATATTTGTCATACTGATATTTGTAACCAGAATCGAGGAATGCATATGAAGTATTATGCAGAAGATTTCTAAAGTCTACGATGTTCTGTGCTTGTGCGTTTTCTGTAGCAATGCCTACAACGTCAGAGTATGCAGGAGAAACGAACACTACGCAATCCTTGCGAACTTCAGCAATGTTATCGATCAGATAGTTAGCTAACTGAACGTCGTTTGTTCCGATTGCTTTCCCCTGAAGAATCAAAGAAACATCGACTGTACTTGCATCTGCGAAGAGATCGTATGCAGCGCCAACGGCTGCCATTGAAACAGTACTTTCTGTCGCGCCGTCTGTTCCTCGAACGAACGACTTGGTATAAGTCGTCGTATTGGTCGAGTTAGCAACTGTTAAAAGAGTATTCGAAGCGGCGCCGGAGCGATCGTTTGTAGCCCAAATCCAGCGTGAGAAGTCGTTGATCGCTGTCTTATAGTAGTTCGTTGTACC